TATTTTCTTTTTTTGTTACTGTTGCTCCATTGTTTGTTGTTAAACTGTTTTTTGCTGTTGTTGTACTCATTATATCCACTCTCCTTTATTATCTAACCATTAAAAATTTTGATGTTTTTTGATGTTTGTTTTCTAATTCTTTATATTGTTCCATTAATTCTAAATTTTCTTTTGCCATAGCCTCAAAATCAGGACTTTTTCTACTTTGAATATTAAATTTAAACTTTCCAGCAACTCCTTTTTGAGTACCATTATTTATTAGTTCTAGCATTATTTCTTCTTTAAATAGATCTTGTTCTTTCTTTAAAGAGTTAATTTCTTTACTTAATTCTTTAATTTTTGCAGCCTTTTCCTCTAAATCCATAAATTCTATAACTGTATTACCTTCTATCTCCATTGCCTTTTTCTTTAAATGCTCCATATAAGCATCACTTCCATCTGGCATTGGAGGTATTAATTTTAAAATATTTTCATTGTAGAACTCAGTTGTTTTTTTTCTAATAAGCTCTATATCTTCTTCGTTTCTTTCTACTTTAAATTCTTTATATTGTTGTCCTCCAATTAATACAGCTATGTATGCAAATTTATAACCTGTTAACATTAAATAATGTTGTACCTGTGCATAATAGCTTTGAGGGATTGTATCCTCTTCCCATTCTTTTTTGTTCCAAATAGAAGTTGTTTTTATCTCTAAAACTCCATAATCTCCAGTTTCTTTATCTTTTAAAACACTGTCTAAATTGGCTATGAAGAAATTATCTACAATTGAATATGGTGCTTCATATACAATTAATTCATTATGTTTACTAGCAAACTCTTTTATAACTGTTCCCTCTAACATATGTCCCCAGTGTGTAGCCTCATTTCCTTTAAAAGTACTTCCTTCTGTCTTGTCTATATAGACATCTATAATACTTTTATATGGATTCACTCCTAAGATAGCTCCTATATCAGATCCACCAATTCTTTTTTCTCTTAACTTATGCCAGTCATCTTCATTATCATAGCCGTATACTTCCCCACGGCTTGATAGAGAGGCTTTAAACTCCTCCTTAGACATTTCTATAACCTCTTGTTTAGAAACGGCTATAAGGTACTCTAAATCATCTTTATTTAATCGGCTATAACCAACTAACCCTATTTTTTTAGCTTCTGCTCTTAATTCTTTAATTATCATATATTTTTGCCTCCATTCCCTCAAATAAAGAAGGTTGTTCTAGTATTGTTTTTAATTTTTCTTCTTCCAATGCTTCTAGATTTAATTTAGACTGGTTAAAATAAGCTTCTTTTAATTCAATTCCCAAACTTCTTCTATCCATTTTTAGTGCCATATATTGTGTACTTCCAATTCCCATAAATGGATCTAAAACTATATCATTTGGATTAGTCCATAGTTCTATACATCTTGCAATTACATCAAGTTGTAAAGGACATATATGTCTTTCATCTTCTTCTGATCTTGCTTTTGTTCTATTTAATGTATTTGTTTGTCTAATATCCATCCAAACTGGATTGGCATATCTTCTCCATACTTGGTGAGAATAAACAGGCAATTCATTATATTTTTCTTTGTTTTTTACTTTTTCAGGATCAGGTTCTGGTCTATCTCCTTTTATTCCTTCTGGTTCATTTTCTCCATAAAATCTAGTAAGACCTTCAGGATGTTCTATTCTTTCAGGATTTTCTCCATCTTTTCTGAATGTAACAATATAATCAGGTAAACCATTTCTACATAAACTTGAATCTTTACATAATTGTTTATGTAATAAACCTAGTGCTTTGGTTCTTGTTGCTTCAACTAATGGATCTTTATATATAGTTACTTTTGAATGGTATATAAATCCCACTTCTTGAAACAATCTTATTATTTCTCCTGGAAAATCTTTTAAACCTATTACTCCATCTTTTGATTTCATCATAGGTAAATCCATACAATGAATACTTATTAATCTTCCTGGCATAAGAACTCTATATAATTCTTTTACTAAAAATCTAAAGTGTTTATAAAACTCTTTATCATTTTTGCTATTTCCCATATCTCTATCACTATTTGAATAAGTGTATAAACTAGCAAATGGTGGACTAAATATAGAGTAGTGTATTGAGTTATCAGGTATTCCTTGTATAACTTCTACACTATCTCCATGATATATTGAGTATTTATCTTTTACTATTTGATTAATTACTTTCATTGATTGACACCACATCCTCCCAATGAATTATTTTCATCCCTTTATGCTTTGCATATCCTAATTCAATTAAACATCCCTTTGACATTTTTATTTTTTCAAATTTTGGAATAAGAAGAATATCACACTCATTTAATAGATTTAAACATAAATCTATCCCTTTTTCATATTCCATATTATTGTATAAATATCCATAATTATGGATTGGTGATATAAAATTTGGTTTATGAAAAATATTTTTCTTTATTAAAAGTTTTATAAATTCTTCTACTTTCTTTTTGTTTTCTTCTTGGCCATCATAAGGATGAGCCACATATATATTTAAAGCTTGCATATCATTTCCTCCCATTTTGGTAATATCATTTCTATTTGAGGTATATATTTAGTTACTATTCTTGATGTTGAGTGTAATTCTTTTTGTGTTATTTCTTTAGTTAATTCCACCATTTGAGATTGCATGTATTTTGCATCTTCTTCTTTTCTAGCAATGTTTTCTTTAACTGTTCCTTCTTTTGCAGAAAGAATTATGTAAACATTTACTTCTTTTACTTGCCCAAATCTCCAACATCTTCTAATAGCCTGATAATATTGCTCATAACTGTCAGATAGTCCAACAAATATCATATTGTTGCATTGTTGCCAGTTCATTCCAAAACCTGCTATTGATGGTTTTGTAACTAATGATTTTATTTCATTATTTGAAAATTTAATCATTGTTTCAGCCTTATATTTTGAATTATCTGAACCCTTTACCTCATAACTTTCATTTATATACTCTTTTAATTTAGCTGATTCATCATTTAAGCTACACCATATAAGCCATTGCTCATTTGAACTATTAACTATATCAGCAGCTTTTTGACATCTGATATTTAATGTTTCTTTTCTTACATTTCTTCTTTGTGTAAGAGTCAATTTATCATTAGAAAAATCAGTACCATCAGCTATAATTTCAAATATATTTAATTTTGGTAATGTATAACCATCTATTTCATATCCTAAGCTATTTGGATTATCAATAAATACACACCAACTAGCCATCCATTGCCAGAATATTTTATCTGCATGCCCTTTTAATCTCCATTTTGATGTATCACTTCCATCATGAATAAAGTACATTGATAACATTTCATTTCTTGTCATTATTCCTAAAAATTCAGCATGATTTCCAAGTTCCATATAGTCGTTTGGAGCTGGTGTTGCTGTACATGCTAATCTAAAAGGACAGTGTGAAAAGTTTTCAATTATTTGATTTCTTATTTTTCCAGTGAAACTCTTTAATATTGAACTTTCATCTAAAACTATTCCACCAAATTCATTGGCTACAAACTTATCTAATTTTTCATAATTAGTTATATTTATTCCAGGAACTACATCTGATTGACTTTCACATATATTTACATCAATACCAAATGTTTTCCCCTCCATTTTTGTTTGTGTTGATACAGCTAATGGAGCAAGAATTAAAACATTTTTTCCAGTATGTTCATATACTTTATTAGCCCATTCAAGTTGCATAATAGTTTTACCTAAACCACAATCTGCAAATATTGCTGCTTTTCCTTTTTTTAATGCCCATCTAACTATATCTTTTTGAAATTCATATAAATTTTTATTTAGTTCTTTTTTACTAATATCAAACCCACTACTTATAATTGATGTGGATTTGTTAAAAATAAAATTTTCATATTCTTGCATTGTCATCTCCTTTTATGGTACAATTTAAGAAAATAGAGTTATCTATTTTCTTTTAACCTAAACATCTAATAAACTTTGGTCGGTGCTATTAGATGTTTTTATTTTTTTATAACTTTTCC